GTAGTTGAAGATCCTAATATTCCCGATCCGAAGATTGCAGTTAAGCAGATAGGCACCGTGACCGGCGGCAGCGTCTATTACCGCAGAGGCCCGTCCACCAGCTACAAGGCCTACGGCATCAAGCACAAGGGCGACAAGCTGGACGTGATTGGCAAAAGCGGCAACTGGTATAAATTCACTTACGCAAAAGGCGAAGGCGGCGTAGCGTGGATGAGCGGAAAATACGTGAAGATCACCGAGACCAAGACCTATCAGAAGGGCAAGGTGAGCACCGACGGCAGCCGCCTTGTGCTGTACAAATCTGCATCCAATACCAGCGCGGAGCTTGCGAAAATGCCAAACGGCGCAAGCGTGGAGGTTCTGGCCAGAAGCGGAAGCTGGTATCAGGTTACATACAGCGGCAAGACCGGCTGGTGTATCGGCAGCGGCATAAAATTCCAGTAAGGAGGGCGCATCAATGGCAAACGATTTAATCGCGACCATTCAGACGGGCAGATTGAGGGTAAACAACACCATTCCCGAAAATCTGTATGTTGTGCAAAAAGGCGATTTCTCGCTTTACAAGATCGCCCGAAAGGTCTACGGCGACGGTGAACGATGGAAAGAAATCTACAGCATGAACAGCCAGAAGCTCACGCATCAGTGCTTGCTCCAAGAGGGCATGGTGCTATATGTATAGCGGCGGAACGGAGGTGCGCCGGTGAGGATGACATTTCTGGTTGTTAAAGGCAACACGACTTATGACATGACCAATCTGGTTGAAAGCGTGAAATGGAGCGGCAAGAAATCATCCGCCCCCAGATCGCTGGAAGTTACGATGCTGGACAGCGACAGCGCGGAGCACGACAGGCCGGATATCAATATTCAGGACGGACAGCTCTGTTCCTTTTATTGGGACGGCACGGAGCTGTTTCGTGGCATGTTCATACGCGCCAAAGGCGGCAGTGAGCGAAAGGCCACATTCAAGGCTTACGATAACGCCTTTTACCTTGCAAAAAACACAGACACCTTCGTCTACAAGAAAAAGACGGCCACTCAGATATTCGCGGATGTATGTGATCGGTTCAACCTCGATCACTCGGAAGTTGATTCCGGGTTCGTGATTACCGATCTGACAATGCCGAACACGACCTGCATCGACGCAATCTGGGCAGGGCTTGCCAAGACCTACCGCGCCACCGGCAAACGGCTGTACGTTCTTTCGCAAAAGGGCGTTCTGAAGCTGATTAACCGGGCGGACAATGTGGTGCAATGGGTGATCGAAGAAGGCGCGAACGCGATCAAGTACAGCCGGGAGGAATCCATTGAGGACAGCTACACCCGCGTGGTGCTTTATTCGGATGCAAACAAGGTGCTGGCAACGGCGGCGGACGAAGCCATAGAAGCGAAGCTGGGTATCATGCAGCACACCGAAGAAGCGGACAGCAAGGAGAAAAAAGCCGTTCTGCAGGAGATGTGCGACACGTTGCTTGCCGAGAAGAAAAAGGCCACGGAGGTTTTCAGCGTTGAGACGCTGGGCATTCCCGATGTGTATTCCGGCGTTGCGATCTACATCAACATCCCCTATCTGGGCATCAGGCAGACCTATTTTGTGGATGAAGATACGCACACCTTCAAAGGCGACGTACACACCATGAGCCTGAAGCTCAATGCAGTGGCGGATGTTCAGGGCGCGGAGGATTATCAGGATGAATAGCAAGAACATGAGCCTGAAGCAGCTTCTGAAAACCGCGGTGGACGCGCGGCCGAGCAGCATCATTGTGGGCACGGTAAAGCGCGTGAATCCGCTGGAGATTCAGGCAGCCAACGATTCCAAGCTGATTCTGACGGAGAGCAATACTTTTATTCCGAAATGGCTCACCAATTTCACGGTGAGCGCATCCGCATCCGGCAGCACCGGCTATGCCAGTTCGCCGGAGAGCCACCGGCACAGCTTTGGCATTTCCAGCATCACGATCAACAATGGGCTGAAAGCCGGCGACAGCGTTTACCTGCTGAGCTTTGAGCGCGGACAGCTTTACTATGTTCTGGACAGAGTGGAGGGATGATATGTCGCTTTTTCCCGACTTCCCCGTTGTGGGAATACAGAGCGATGTGCAGCTTCCCAGCCGCACCTATAAGCTCGATTTAGAAAACGGCAGGATTCTCGGCATGGTGGACGGCATTGATGCAATCCGGCAAAGCGCGATGAAAAGCATATTGACGCCGCGCTATAAATGCTATGCCTACGACGATCAATACGGCAGCGAGATCGGCAGCCTGCTTTCCATGCAGGATATTTCCCGGGAATACATTCAGGCGGAAATGCCAACGCTGCTGGAAGATTGCTTGCTGGCAGACGGGCGCATCGAGCGCATAGACGAGCTGAGCTTCTTTTTCGATGCAGACGCCGCAGACATCCAGTTTGACATCTACACTGCCGTGAGCGACGAAAAAACAAGCGTTGAGGTGACTGCCCATGTTTGAAGACAAGACCTATAAAGACCTGCTCGCTACTGCACTGTCTATGGCTCCTGAAGGAGTAGACACGCGGCAAGGCAGCATATTCCGAGACGCAGTAAGCGGCCAGATGCTTGTTCTGGCCGCTTTTTATGCAGACCTTGAAAGTTTATTGCAGCTGATCAAGCTCGACACAGCTCCCGGAGAATATCTGCGGGATATTCTGAAAGGATTTGCTGTGGAAGAAAAGAGCGCGACGCTTGCAAAGTATGAAGCCGTATTGGTGGGCGGCGCACCTGCGGAGGGCAGCCGCTTTACGGCCGATGATCTGTTTTTCGATCTGTTCTACGACGAGAGCGAACAGCCTTATTTCGAGTGCGTGAGCGTGGGCAGCGCAGGAAACGGCATCATTGAAGGAACTGCCGCCATACCCATGAGCACCATAGAAGGGCTGCAATCCGCAACATTCGGCGCGTTGCTCGAGGCCGGAGCAGATGCGGAAACCGACGAAGAACTGCGGGAACGCGGAAAGGAAAAGATCGCCGGTCCTGCGGAAAACGGCAACAAGCAGCACTACAAGACGTGGTGCGAATCCGTTGACGGCGTGAGCTACGCGCGCATCATTCCCAAATGGAAAGGCCCCAATACGGTAAAAGGCATCATATTCGGCGAGGACGGCGGCCCGGCGGGCGCGGATGTAATCGCAAGGGTTCAGGAATACGTTGACCCGGACAACGACGGCGACGGCGAGGGTGACGGCCTGGGCGAAGGCGCCGCCAATCTGGGCGCGAAATTCACGGCGGTTGCGCCGGTGAAGCTGGAAATCAACGTAAGCGTAAAGGTGCTGCTTGCGGATGGCGGGACTTTGGAAACAGTGACCGACGAAATTCGGGAATTTATCAACGATTACCTGAATGCCGTAGCCATTGAATCCGAAGACGATACCAATCTGCCGGTAATCCGCTACAACGAAATCAGCAGCGCGATCATGAATGTTGAAGGCGTTCTGGATCATGAAAATCTGCTGGTAAACGGCGCAACGGCCAATATCCAGACGGATTACGAATCTATGGGCGTTCTGGGTGCGCTTGACATCAGCATCGCTGAGTAAGGCGGTGAGGATATGAGGATATACGACAATGCGCCGGAGAGCTACTACGAGGAATTGAAAAGTTATTTCCCGGCATGGTACGCCGATGTGCGGGAAATGGATGCGATCTGGAAAGTAACCGGCAAAATGCTGACACAGGCCAAGAACGACATCATCAGCATGCTGGATCAGGCGTTTATTACGCGCTGCAACATGGACACTATCGCCGATCTGGAAAATTTCTTTGAGATCGAATTTACCAGCCCGCGCAGCGATGAAAACCGCCGCCGCTTTCTCATGGCGCTGTATGCCGGATTCGGCCATTGCAGCGCAACCAAGATCAAGGGCGTTATACGCCAATACACGGGCTCTGAGGCCACGGTACGCTTTGTGCCGACGGATGCGGAAGGGAATCATACCCTGTATATCGACGCGGACAGAGGCGATCTGGAGACGCTGTATGTGGCCGATGT